TTCTTCGCTGCTTCCGCTGCCGCTTCAAGCGACTTGGCGAGCTTCTGCATCTCCGTCGCATATTTCGCGACGGTGATCCGTCCCTGTTCGAGCTGGACGCCAAGATCTTTGGCGCGGTTGCGGGCGCTGTAGAAGGCGTCGCTGGCCCCTGCACTCGCGGCGTCTCCGAGACCCTTCTTGACCTTCTCATAGGCCTCGGTGAGCGTCTGAGTAGAGCCGACAAGCGCGCCGTTGTTGGCCTGCTCGATGCCGTGAAGGGCGGAGAGGTAGCGTTTCGACCATAGATCGACTGCCGCACTGAGGTCTGCCGCCGCTTTGCCCTGCTCCTCACCGACCTGGATGGTGTTCTGGGCAATGCGGGCTTGCGCTTCGGCAATACCCTGCTCGTCCTTGACGATCTCCTCTTTCGCCGCGCGGATTTGCTTCTGGAGCAACGTCAGATCGATGTTACCGGTGGGTGATGCGCCCTGACCAGTGCCAACGGTCGGCGCACGCTGCTGGAGCGCCTGTTCCTGCCGTTCGAGATTGGCGAGCCGCGTCTTGTCCTGCTGGAGCTTTTCCTGAGCCGCTGCTTCGTCGCGGCGTCCCGCATTGAGCTCCTGAAGGGCAACGTCCTCTTCCGCCTTGAGGCGGTCCTTCAGCGTTTTAATCAGTTTCTCGTTGCGCTCGATCAGCCCGTCAATGGAGTGTGCCCATTGCTCATCGGCGATCTTGCTCTTTTCCGCTTCCTTCGCGTGCTCGCGCATCTTCTGCACGAGATCCGCAACGGATTCCGAACCATCGTGCATCTTGCCGATGAGCTGCGCGAGAACGGAAACACCAAGGAGAACCGCGACGCCCCAGCCGCCCGACATAAAGCGCCCGAGCTTGCCCATGACGCCGCCACCCTCGCCGCCGAGAAACGTCGCGGCTTGTGCGAGACGGCCCATTTCCAGCGTGAGAATGCGAATGGGAGACGCGCCCGCAGCGTAGGAATCGACGCTCGCCGTAATGACGTGCGACAATTCCATCTGGGCAAGGCGGGATTGGTTGAAAGCGTTGTTGAGCCGCCCGTGCGCCCGCTCCGTTGAGCCAAGCGCATTGTTCATCTGCCCCGTCGTCTGGTTGACGGTGCGGGCTAGTTCGTTGAGCGAACGCTGAGCAACAGCGATGTTCGCGTCCACCTGGAGGACGAGCTGGCTGATCTGACGGTCAGTCGGCATCACCCCTCCTTCGGACAGTTGATGGATTTCCACGCCTCATAGGCCGCGAAAATCTCGTGATTGGTCGCGTCCATGAACTGGCGCGAGGTCCAGCCGAGAGCGGCCAGAACAAAGCCCATCAGGCGGCGGTCGGGGTCGGCTCCGTCGTCATCCCCGCCGCCTTCGGTTCCCCCTGTGCGGTGTATCCGCCCGTCAGAGCGCCGGTAAGGATGATGGCCACCCTGCGGGCGACATCAACCGGGCCGTTCTCGAAGATGAGGTCGGCGCACCGCTCCGGCTTCGCACCCTTGTAATCCGCACCAGCTTTAGGATTGAAGTCACCATAGGCCCGCATCATCTCGGCAACGCACACCCCAAGCTCGTCAACCGACAATGCAAGCGAGCCGCATTGGACTGCCAGTTGCGTGAGGCTCTTGCCGAGTGTCCGTTCAATGTTCGAGATCGCCTGCCGCGAGGGGCGCAGAGTATATTCCACATCCCCCAGCTTGACCGAAAGCTGGCCGAGAAGGTCAACCTCTTCCTTTTCTGCCACGCCTGGCCTCCTTCGGTTCATACAGACTTGCGACCGCCAGTCTCGCCTCTGGGTCAGCGGCAATCTCGCGCGCCAGCTCCGCAACGTGACGCTGCGGCTCCAGGCAGGCGTTCAATGCCTTGGCGATGGTCGTTGAAGAGGCCGGCCCGGACAGCACCCGGCGCATCTCTGCCGCCGAATGGCCGGTGCTGGAGAACAGCCGCGACTCATCGAGCGCGACCGTCTCCAGCGTCAACTTGCCGATCTTCATCGTTTAGGCGAGCGAATCCGTGCTCGGGGCCGCAGCGGCGACGAGCGTGACGTTGTATTTCACAGCGTCATTGCGGCTCATCGGGTTGCTGAAGTCGGTCGCATAGACCGAACCCTCGAACACCACATCCGCCGGATCGGCACCAGCCGAACCGCCCTTGCGGATCTGGACGTTGAACGGCGTCGCGATCGTCGCCAGCGCCACGGTCTCAAGGCGAGTATAGCCCGTCGCGTCGGGAAGGTCGGCAACGCCCGAAAGCGCGATGTTCAGCGTGCGAGCGCCCGCAGCCTGCGCGGCATAGGGGAAGTCGTCCTTCGAGGAAATGTCGATCGTCTGACCGTTGCGGGTTAGCGACAAGTCCTGCTGGCCGAGGATCATGTTGTAGGTTCCCGGCGTGGCGCTTTCGATCCACAGCCGGTAGTCATTGGCAAGTTTGACAGCCATTTAGGTTTCCATCTTTGGGATAGGGCCGTCTCCCGACGGGCCACGGTTGATGAAGATCGGCTAACCTCCCCTTGCGGGTTTGCCGTGGCTAAGCGGATTGGACGAACATCTCGAAGGTCAGTTCGTCCTCGTAAGTCTGCCCGTCCTCCATCAGCTTCGGATCGGCTGAGAGGAATTGCGGGTTGCTGATGACCGCTCCTGCGGCGGTGATTGTCTGACCGTCCAGAGCGTTGCGAACGGCGGCGTTGAGTGCATACAAATGCTGCGCGTCGGGCTTGCGCATTTGCGTGAACACGGAGACTTTCGCCCGGTCGATGGTTCCGGCCATGTCCTGGTCGGCATCCAGTGAGACAAGCCCGATAATCACCAGCCCCTTTGCTCCGGGCTGCTTGTTCTCCGGCGGGTTCTGCCACACTTCGGCAAGCGCTGTTACTGAAGCGTCGGCGTTGAGCGTCGAATAGAGGCCGAACTGGACGGCGTATTGAGCGTCAATCATCGCAGGCCCTGCGTGATGTCTCCGTAAATTCTGACCCGGACTACATCGATGCCCGTCACTGGATCGTGAGAGATAAGTTTGGAGCCGTCGCTATCGCAAGCGATCAGTTCGGCCCAATCTTCGTCCAGATCAAGAGCGCAAACAGCATGAAGCTCCCGCGCAAAGGACTTCACCCAGACCTTGCCGTACAGATCGGGGGGGAACGGCGGCAGGTCTGAACGCCCGCTGCAACACCATTTTCTCGGCAGCTCAGTCATCGCTCTGCCCTCCAGCCTGTCTCAGCGCCCTGTCCCAGATCGCCCGGTAAGCGGGGTAAATCTGCTCCCTCAACCCGGGGATATAGACGAAGTGGCGGGGAGCCATTGCGCCGACGCCTTGGGCGTATTTGGCGCTCTTTCGTTTGACTCCGCGTCCACCAGCCTTGCGGCCCCACTCCACGAACCAGCCCCAGAAAAGCTGGCGGTTGATCGCCTTCCCGACCAGACCGACCTTGAGCTTCAGCCGCTTCGGCGTCACAGAATACGACAGCCCCGCTTGCAGCGAACCCTTTGCTCTCCGCCGCTGAAGCGCGAGGACGCTCCGTCCAGTGGCGTTGAGCTGCTGCCGCAGTTCGCTCGCAACATTGTCGGGCAGCTGCTTGAGTAGCCGCCCGAACGCCCTATCGCCTCGGACGTAGCGCTTAGGCACCTTGCGGGGCCTCGGTGCTCGCCTGGATGACCGTCCACTGGCGGGTTCCCATGCGATCTTCCGCCGTATTGATGTTGAGCTCGCGGTCGTTCCAGAGGATCTGGTCCGCATCGAGAATGTCATTCCGGTAACGGATGACAATCTCGAAATAGGAATAACCCTGGAGGACTCCGCCGATTACGGCCTCGCGGCCATTGATCGACGTGACCTTGGCCCAGAGGGTGGCGACATCCTCCCAGCCTATGTCGAGACCGCCACCGGCGTTCTTCGTTTCGGTGCGGCGGCGGATGGTGATCCGGTCGCGAAGATCGCCGGCTTGCATGGTTGGGCCTCCGTCTAAGGGAAAGCGACGCTTCGCAGCGTGGCCTCAAGCTTGCCCAAGGCTTTAGAGAGCGACGCCCGATTCCTCGATGCCGATCTTGAGAACGGTCGTTGAGGTGGCGATGCCGAGAATGGTCGGATACATCCCGGTCGTGAGGTCGGCGACGGGGCAAATCCCGCCCGCGTTCGAGGAGAGATAATAGGCCGTGCCCGCTGTCAAAGTCGCGCCGATGGTGATCGTGCCCGCCAGTTGGACGGTAAGCGGCTGACCGCTCAGTGAACCGTGAAGCGCGATGCCGACAGGTGAACGCGCTGCCGCGGTTCCGCTGTTGTTGTCGGCGAGCTTATAGGTGTTGGTGGCGCTGTCGAGATAGACCACCTGACCAGCGGTGATTGTCGCTCCGGCAGTTCCGGTTTTCCTTTGCCCCGAGACAAGGGCAACATTAGCGGCAGTAATGACGAGATCGCTCATTTAGAAGCTCCGATAATTGCAGAGAAGGGCGTCAACCGTGTTCGGGAGGGTTGGAATGCCTCCATCGGCTGTCACGGACTGGCGCACGGAAGAGATCGATGAACGCTCGTCGTTCCACTGGGATACGAGCATGAAGATTGCGGCGCGGATTGCTTCGGGAACGGAGGTATATCCGCAGGTGAAGCGGATAACGACGTTGTTCACTCCGGCGGCAACGGTCGGCCACGTCTGGTCGGAGACGCGAACGACCCAGGAAGGATCTGAAACGAGGTCGGTTGCATAGACCGCCGTGTCGAGCGTCTGCAAAATGCTGTCGGAATCGTAATACTTTACCGAATCGACCGACTGCACCGGCCCCTTGGGAATGAGCATTGCGTCGGTAAAATCGTCCAGCACCAATTCCCAGACCTGCGACATGATCGCGCGCCCGGTGTATTGCTCGACATAGTTGGTGGCGGCGGCGATGTAGGTGTTCAGGAGGCCGTCGCTGTCCGTTCCGTCCACGCGGCACTGCGCCTTTACCTCGGCGAGGGTGACGGGATAGTCGGTCGGGGCCGTAATCAGCCTCAAGCTCATCGCGTTCCCCTTGAGATATTGGCCGGCCTAGCCGGGTTGGACGCTCTCGGCCTTGCATCATTCCGTAGCGGTGGGCGTGAGCCCATCGCGACGCTGGCTCGCGTGAGGTCGGCCAGTCTGTCGTGGCGAACCGTACGCCGGTCTGGCGCGATATGCGCCAGCATCGCATCCGAACCCGCCAGTGCGTAATCGCCCGCATCCAGAACGAAAATGATCTGGCG